TGTTGCTGTTTCATAGACAACTAAGTTTGCGTCAGGCGAACTAGTGCCTATGCCCACACGATTGTTCGTAGAGTCAACTGCTAGGGTGGTTGTGTCTACAGTAAGGCCAGCAAAGGCAGGGCTGTCAGTAGTGGCTACGCCTTGATTCAATGCCTTGACAGAGGCTTCGCTAGTCAACTCGCTGTCCATAAGCGCACCAGCGGCTGTGACATTAGCTGTGTCTGTAACGTCTGCACTGGCCTCGATGCCATCTAGCTTCGTGCCATCAGTAGCCACATCACGACCATCAACAGTACCACCGACAGAGACATTCCCAGTAAAGCTAGGCGATGCTAATGGAGCCTTTGCGTCAATCTGGGTCTGGATAGCACTCGTAACGCCATCGACATAATTTAACTCTGTAGTGGTTACAGTCGCGCCATCGAGTATTTCTAACTCTGTTTCTGTGATAGTCGCGCCACCGATGGTAAAAGATGTGCCTATCGTGGGGGTGTTTAGTATCGGGCTGGTCAGGGTCTTATTAGTGAAGGTCTGAGTACCTGCCAAGGTAGCAACTGTGCCATCAATATCTAAAGTGACTGTGCCAGTTGTGCCGCCACCAGATAAACCAGTGCCAGCAGTAACGCCAGATATGTCACCTAGTGTTACAGTAGAATTTGCACCATCTGCTCGCATCAACTCAAAGCCGCCAGCAGTTGAGCCATCGTGAACATGCACAGACTCGTTGGTAGTGTTTACACTAATCTCACCCTCTAACCCTGTGAAGGATGCGTGTTCGGTGTTAGTGCCTCTGCGTCTTTGTACTGCTGTAGTCATTTCGTTACCTCGGCTTAGTCGGCCAAATTATATCATCATTTGTAATTGCGTCAGGGTATTGTTGCGGCAAGTCCCTGAGTGCTTGTCTATAGGTTGCCCATTCTGCCTTTTTGGTATCGCTTAAAGGGCTGTCTGCAAACTGTGTCCAGTCTGATTGTGATAGCAGTTCGTTCCTTCTTTTTTTCCTAATACCCGCATCAGTTAGAACAAATGGCAAGTCAATATCTGCCTCAACCAGAGTTTTAGTTTCAGTATCAACAGCCATGCCTTCAACAGACTCATAGCATTCAATATAATCACAACCATCTGGCACATCTAATGCAGGGTCGCTGCTAGTCGTTATTACAGATTGTATAACGCCAGTATCTAAAGCATAAATAATATACTTATTCATCGTTTAGCAGCCCCTATTGAGATTATACCTAAATCAACAAACATCGTATCAACTGACCCGCTTCCAGATGGGTCTCTCGCCTGTATCTCATATGTAAATGTTCCGTTGCTTGGCGTATCAACAAACAGTAATGGTATTACCGCAGTCTCATTCAAAGCAAAATTTGCCAATATAAATGCTTCAAATTGTTTGAGAACAGTGTTTCCTCGCCTGATTCTATAGTTAAAAAACTCACCAGCGGCAGATATATTCGTAGCTTGCACAATACCATTTATAATTACAGCAGATGATGCAGATAAATCACTAAGAACAATGCTTTTAGATACTACTGTAGTCCAACCATCCGCAGGGGATATACCAAAGCCCGATGCCAATGATGCTGTTTCTTCAACAAATACAGCCGCATCTGCAATCTTTAAAGTATCAACAGCTAAATCAGCAATTTTACCTTGAGTAACAGCAAGGTTATCAATCTTAGCCGCAGTAATAACCGCATCATTGATCTGCGCTGCGCTAGTGATTACACCTGATGCCGCAATAAGGCCACCAGTAATCGAGTTGGCTGCAAGGTCTGATGTCTGGATAGCCCCTGCTGCAATCTTATCTGACGTTATGACGTTAGCCGCTAGAGCATCAGTGCTAACCGCACCCGCTTGAATAGCACCAGCCGTTACAGCATTGGCCGCAATCTTATCGGATGTTATGGCATCAGCCGCAATAGCAGCAGCACCTATAGAACCCGCAGTAATCGCATCGGCAGTAACCGCGCCAGTAGCTATTGTGTTGGCAGTAATCGCATCTGCTTGAATCTTTGCAGTCGATATTGAGTTGTCACCAATCTGAGTGCTGGTGATCTGGCCTTGCAGGTCAGTAGTTGCCACGCTTGCTATGAATGACGTTCCGTTGTACCGATACAGTTTATTATCAGTGGTTAGGAATACTTGGCGACCCTGAAAGTTACCTGTGGTTGGTAATGTAGAAACAATCTCAACAGGTCTAAGGTTGTTCGGAAATACATCCGACCCAATAGTGCCTGAAATGTCACCAGCAGCAATACTAGACACAAATGCAGTGCCGTTGTATCGGTACAATTTGTAATCAGTTGTCAGAAATACTAACTGCGGCCCAGTGTAGCCTGATGGGTTTGGCAGACTAGATACAATACTAATTGGCTCGATGCCTGATGCAAATGATGCAGCATCTACCGAACCAGATGTAATCGAGAAGATGTCATCTGTCCAAGCCGATGTAGATGAATCCCAGCGGTACAGTTTGTTCTGAGTTGTTAGGTATTTAATCTGGCCGTTAAAGTCACCGCTTGCAGGTAGTGAAGAAACAGGCTCGATACCATACGCCCCTGCCTCTGAGAACAAATCATTTACTGCCTGGCTAAAGCTATCGGTATCAACAAACAAAGTAGTCGCACTAGCCATAGATGAAAAGCCAGACACGTTCCCAGAGTAGTCGACAGACTTAACCCAGTAATACTTTAAAACATTGTAGCCAAGGCCTGTGCGGGTAAAGTTGTCACCGCCAGAGATTGCTATCTTTGTGGCAGTGGCTGAGTTGTTTACGATGTTTTCCCAAACCTCGACATGCGAATAGTCAGGCTCTGTAGGGATAATCCACGACAGGGTTATCTCGCGCAAAGAGCCAACAGCGGTTAGGCTGTCAGGTATGCCGCAGGGGTCAGTATCGCCCTCTACAGTTCCAGATAGGGTGACAAAGTTACTCTTAACGCCCAGGTTGTTTATTGCTCTAACGCGAATATTGTAATTCGCAGAAGGCACAACCCCTGTCATCACATACTGGTTAGTCGTAACAAAGACAGAATTGTAGTTAGGCTCGTCCGTCTGCACAGGATCATCAATAGACCCGTAATCTAGGGTAATAGATGCAGCGTTAGTGATTAGCCCCTGATCTGTGTTACTAGTGTATGCGTCTGATATCTCGCCATAATCAACAGTAGCCGAGCCGCGCTGAAACTGCACCTCGTATTGGGTGACAAATACATCAGTCGAATCAGTCCAAGTTAATCTAAGCGATGGCAGCAGCGTTCCATCTGATGCGACAACTGTAGTAGATGTGGCAACCAGATTAGTAGGCGGCTGAGTAGTAAAGCCATCATACAGGGCAATTTCACCGCCAGTTGTAAAGTCCTGCTGGTCAGATGTCGCCCAATCAAAAATGGCAGAGGCTGTTTCTATAGCGTCTACGTTTACAATGATCGCGCCATCGGAGGATATATCTAGCTGGTAGCCAGTCACCTCAAACACTTTCTCAGTCCAGCCCATCTTGGCGTTAGTGACCTTGATATTGTCACCCGCTTTAAACTTTAGTGCCGCCAGGTTACAGGGGATTGTTATCTGCGTTTGCTGCCTTGACTGGAGCAAAGCTATCTTGGCAATGCGCTGCGCCCTTACATTGTTGGTTGTAAAGGGCAGTGGCATATCTAAGTAGATAGGGTCGCCATCTTCTGTGCTGTAGGTGCTGCTGGTTAGCGATGGGTAATCAGCAAGGGTATAGTTTTCTTCCTCTGCTAGATAAACGCCTTTTACGCCATTGTAGAGGCTTCTGCGGCTCTGCTTGGTCTTAACCGATAGACCGCCTACCAGTACAGATTCATCAACTGTAACTGTCGGGGTTACATAGTCAGCACCTACAATAAAATACTCACCGCCTGAGTAAATCAGCTTGCCGCCCATACTAGACAACATGGCTTCGATATTATCTTTGCGGCTGTTAGCAGTATCCACCACGCCATCGAGAACATAACGCTGCTGGGTTCCGCTAGGCGATAGGTTGACAGTCTCATCACATAAACTTTGAGCCGCTATTAAAGCCGTTGTATTGACGTTAGAGGCCGATTCTGACAGGCCATACTTTGTATCTTTCAGATAGTCGAAAACGCAGAGAGCGGGGTTCTGTGACCATGCTGTAGTGGCTGTGACAGGGTTATAAACCTTCTTACCCCTGACCACTGTAGATATGTTCGGTAATCCTTGTGCAAATTGATCTGTGTCGTATTTTAGGCGCACATAGATATAGGCTGTATCTAATAATTTATGGTCGTTAGTCCAGCCGCTAGATGCAGATACTAGGGTGCTGTCAGCAGTTGTTTGTGTCCCATCATGGAATCCCAGATAAACATACGACCCCCAGTTGCCTTGGAAGCTGCCATCCCAGACTTTTGTGTCGTTAAACCAGACTTCTTCAAAGCCATCAATTGCATGACCCGCAACAGCGACCACCAGGTGCAGAAACTCGTTATCAGTCCCAGTAGAATCAAGGTAAACCATTGCCCCGCCAACTCTAGCGCGACCATAAATTAGTTTTCTGGATACAGCAGGTTCTCTGACAGTTACAGAGTTGCCCTGCATTGAAGTTCCCATAGATGGTTTTGGCATCAATGCGCGAGATACGACAGAAAGACCAGCACCAATAGCAAAGGCAGTTGCAAAAGAACCTAACGCAAACCCTGTCGCTAGGCCACCGCCTACCGCTGATGCTAATCCTGCTATTGCTGATACTGCCATTTTACTTTCCTAAAAATTTAGAATAAACGCGCTCTATTAAATCAAAGCCCATTCCTATCATTAGCTCATCAAAAGGTATGTGAACCTTCGTATTTATCATTATCAATGATACACCAATATCACGACAGTAATCTTCTGCGAACTTGATCAATTTATAACCAGTTGCACCAGCCCTGCTATCGGGTAAAACAAAGACAACATCATTTACAGCAAAGTAGTGATCTTGATAATGGATGCTTTTATTAATTACCAAAACAAAATAACCGACTAACTCGCCATTATCTCGCGCAGTAAATATGTTCAATATCCCTGCTGCGTCTAACTTTGCGTATTCTTTCCAGTTAGGGTTTAGTTTTATCTTGCCCTGATTTAACGCAACAAGCCGCCAGTGTTCTTCCAATAGCGGCTTTATATCTTCTTTTACATTGACCAGACTCTCATGCTGGATTGTTATCATCTGCCTATCCTTGGGTCAGTCCTGCCTCCTGAGTAACTACCCGATGATGCTGGGGTTGGTCTGCCCCAGATTATTTCTTTCTCTTGAATCTTGGTTACAAACTCAAAGCCCTTATCGGAAGGATGTTCAATCTTTTGATCTTCGCTGGTGTAGCGTCTGACAAAAGCCCTTTCAAATGCAATCAGCTTATTTTCTATGCTTATAGATATGGTCGATGTCTCACCGCTATCGCTAATAGTCATTACATCCATAAAGCCGCTGAAGATGATTACAGGCGATGAAATAAGATCACCGCTGTCATCTAGTGCGCCCAGGCGAATAGTAAGTGGCCGACCTTGGTAGGGTTCATCTCTGGCAATAGTAACCAGCGATTGTTTAATCCCTGTAAGAGTGACAGTTGCGCCATTGGCTTGCAGTTCGGCTGTCTCGCTCACTGTACCGATGCTGAGTAAGTCACCCGCACCGATATAGGAATTGCTATTGAAGGTTAGATTGCCAACACCTGACCAAAAGAAAACGCTGCCAGATGTAAACTCCATATCTATCAAATAGATCGGGCGTACTAATTCAGCGGTTGCCACCGCTTGCATTTCAGAGGATAGGGTGCGGCTCATTAGATTGCCTCAACACAGGCTAGAGTAAATCCGTAAAGGGATGCGGTATCAGTTGACCAGCCAATATCATTAGATGCCATGCGCCACAGGCTCTTTGGTAATGTAAAGTCCAGTGCTGTGCCTGATGCTATATCGCCTCTCAGGGGCGGCTGGAATTTTAACGTACCTGCTCCAGAGGCTTTATCCTCTGTAACCATGTAAAGGTAGCTGCCTAGCTGGAAGTAAGTCCCCGCAGTAACCGCAGTAGAGCCAGAATCGGTAGTCAATTCTTCTGCCCTTGCTGATGTTGTACCAGAAGTGGTACTGGTTGCCGTACTTGTATGCAAGGGGTGGCCGAATGTAAACGTACCAGAACGCCCTTTCAAGCCAACAATAAACGCCTCGACTGATCGTGCCTCTGCATGGGTTAAAGGCGGCAAAGCGATCTCTGCTTCCCACCTGGCACCTTGATGCTCATAGACCTGCTGGCTGTAGGTAAATGGTGATTCAGATACAGCAACAGTTCTGCGTAATCGCATATTGATCGACTGAATACCGACTGATGGAAATGCTAATGGCATTTTATGCTCCTACTAATGCTTTGGAATAACCACCACCGCGCATTCTAGCGTCTGCAACTGCACCTTTAGCGGCATTGGCAATCTGTGGCATAAGTGTAGCAATTTCTGCTCTGACTGTCTGCTGTACGCCAGTGGTTACGTTAATGGTCTGGTTGACCACTACGCCACCGCCACCTCTCTGGTGATCAACAACTGTCTCATTAGGGTGCAATATTGCAGCAAAGCCACCCTTGCCATCTACGCCACCTGATCGAGATCCGTAACCAGTAAAGCCACCACCCGCAAAACTATCGGATATGTTAGCAGGGATAACAGGCATTGCTGGGGCATCTTGGCGCATACCTACAGTGCTGCCGCTTCCACCACCTGTCGCCTTGCTTCCAAAATAACCAGTAATCGCACCAAATGCCGCGTCAACAATATACTTTTGCACCAGCATCTTTATCAGGCTATCTACTACGCTTTTTGCCATAGACTTCATGGCATCTGCAAAGTTAGCCGCGCCAGTAATGCCAGCGGTAAGCGAATCAGTCAGGCCATCTAAACCTTGCTTGGTCAGGTTCTGCACGTTGGTAGTCATGTCTGGAATGCTGTCACTCCATGACTTAAAGCCAAGTTCTATGTCGTTTAACGCTGGAACAATAGCGGCTGGCACTGTACTAGCGGTGGCTTTAAAGTTTTCTAAGCTGGCTATTGCTAAATCAATTTCTTTGCCAAACCCAGAAAGAAAATCAACTTCACTAATGTCGGCAGCGGCTTCTGCATCCTGAGCCTCATGGTAAAGTTCAAGTATCTTTTTGCGTCTTGCCATCAGCTTATCTGTTGCGTCTAACTGCGCTTCAACAGAAATATTAGTTTGGTTTTTTACGCCTTCAATTTGCTTACTAAGCCTGTCAAGATCGGCTCTATACTCTTTGCTGCTTTGCAGCCCAACATTAAATGTATCTTTTAGCTGATTTTTTAGTTGTATTGAGCCTTTGTAAACTCTTATAAATCCGTTGGCTAACTCTTGAAACCCGACAACTGCTAGTTTAATTCCTTTAAGCAGGTCAATAGCCAATGATCTAGCAAATGCCTCAATCCCGCCTTTAGCCTCAATAGATCGTTGTAGGAATGCTGTAAACCTTTCCACAACCATTTCTATTGCAGGGGCAAATGCCGCCACAGTTTGATCTGTAACGCCTTTAAATAGGCTTTGCAGTTTAGTCAGAGCGTCAACTGTATCCTCGACACCTTTGGCAGCACTGCTAGACATTGTTAAACCTAATGCCTTAGCCTCGCCCAGCATTTCTTTAAGGCCATCACTGCCTTGGGATAGCATGTTTACAAGCGCAGCACCCTCAGAGTCAAACAGCTTAAACGCTAAACGCAGTCGGTCTGATTCTGATTTAACATCTTGGAACGCATCCGCCAAAACAATCATGCGCTCATCCAAGGGCATTCTGTTTAGTTCTTGGGCATTTATACCCAGTTCCTTGATTGCGCCTTTAGCCTCACCAGTACCCTGCGCTGCTTCGGCAGTTCTACGAGTAAACCTTTGCAGAGCCATATCCATAGTCTGCGTAGATACGCCAGTAAGATCAGCGGCATAACGTAAAGCCCCAAGAGCCTCAGTCGTTGTGCCAATCTTATTAGCGGTTTTAGTAAGAGTGTCGGTAGCTTGTAAGCTGCGAGAAATAAGAAGGCCAAAACCAGCCGCACCAACTAGGCCGACAACCGCAGTCTTGGCATTAAGTACAGCACCAGCAACAGCCTTTAGACCTTTAGTTGCACTTCCAAAACCTTTCTTGGTTTTATCTAGTGCGCTTATCGTAATCTTGACGTTCTCAGCCATCGCTCTCACTCATTATTTGGAAATAGGCCAGCCACTCGTTAAAGTGATTGACAGGCATTTGTTCTGCCTCTGCTATTGTTATGTGAAGCCGATCAGCCAAAGATAATAGGTTCATCCTTGATTGATCGGTTCTCAGTTTCCCTCGAGTGCCTCGACAGACTCGATCTCTGCAAACATCTGATTGGCGATTTCACTAATAACATTAGTTTCCTCGCCCATCAAATCCATGCGATCTTCAGCAGATGAAAAGAGTTTATTGCCGCCCTCATCCTCTGCCTTCATGCAGATCAAATCCACCATAGCACCGATGGTAGTG